GCGACTACCGCCCTTGGCATCGACGGGCTGACCGCCGGCGAGGTCGCCTTCCTCGACCAGGTGGACGGCGACGGCAAGCCGATCGGTGTCATGCCGGCCATCTTGCTGGTGCCGACGGCGCTGTCGGCGATCGGCTCGCAGTTGTTCAAGTCGCTGGAGTTGCGCGACAACGCCTCGACGGCCAAGTACCCGATCACCAACCCACACCAGGGCAAGTTCCGTGTCGAGGTGAGCCGTTACCTGGGCAGAAGCAAGTACGCGGGCTTCTCGACCAAGGCCTGGTATCTCCAGGCCGAGCCGACCGACTTACCCGTGATCGAGGTTGCGTTCCTCAACGGCCAGGAAGCGCCAACCATCGAGACGGCCGACGCAGACTTCAACGTCCTGGGCGTGCAAATGCGCGGATATACGGATTTCGGTTGCTCGCTGATCGAGTACCGCGGCGGCGTGAAGGCCGCCGGGGTGTAAGGGAACGCGGGGAAAAGCGACCATGACCACCGCCGAATTCATTCGCCGAGCCAAAGCGGTTCACGGGGAGCGCTTCGATTACGGCGCGGCCGCCTATCGGGGCTTTACCGCACCGTTGACTCTGGGCTGTCGCCTGCACGGCACATTCAGCACCACTCCCAAGAGTCATCTGCACTCCAAAGCCGGCGGCTGCCGGCCGTGCATCGAGCGCGCTGGTCGTCCCGATACCCTGCAGCGGCAGCAAGACGCCTTCCTGCGAAAGGCGAGGCTGGTCCACGGCAACCGCTACGAGTACGGCCCGGTCGTCTCCGTAGACGGCCGTTGCTGGGTCACCGTGGTGTGTGCGAAACATGGACCATTTCTGCTACGTCGGGCAAAGCACCTGAGAGGCCACGGCTGCCGCAAATGCTCCCACGCCCGCCTTTCCCAGGAGCGGCGGTTGTCCGTGTGGGAGTTGATAGATCGGATCGCGGCCGCCCAGGGGCTAGGGCGTTACGACTACAACCTCCGTGGCTACGTCAACCTGCACTCCCGATTGGCGGTCCGCTGTCACAAGCACGGGTGGTTTGTCCAGATGGCCAGCGCCCACATTAAAGGACACGGCTGTGCCAAGTGTTGCAGCTCGCGTGGCGAGCGACGCATTCGCCGGGTCTTGCGACAGCTCGGCCATGACTTCGTGGAGCAGGCCCGGTTTCCCGAGTGCCGAGATCGAAGGCCGCTGCCGTTCGATTTTTACCTGCCGCACATCCGCACACTGATCGAGTACGACGGGAAGCAGCACTACCGCAAATCCGAGCTTTGGGGCGGCCATCATCAACTCGAACGCACGCAACGGCACGACGCCATCCGAAACCAGTTTGCGACTGAGCACGGCTACCGTTTGCTCCGCATCCCTTACTGGCAGTTCGACCAGATTGAAGAGATTCTGCGGCGCGACCTGACTCCCGCTCACGTCGCCCCTGAGACGTAACGCACAGGAGACCAACCAATGGCACAAGCTGTTTTCGTTCACGAGGGCTGTTCCATCGACTACACGCCGGCGGCGGATGTGGCCGCCGGCGACGTGGTCGTGCAGGGCGACCTGGTCGGCGTGGCCAAGCAGCCGATCAAGGCCAACCAGCTTGGCGCTCTGGCCGTCGAGGGCGTCTTCGACTTCGCCAAGGCGACTGGCGCTGGCACGGCCCTGGCCGCTGGCGCAACCGCGTACTGGGACGACGCCGCCAACGTCGCCACGGCCACGGCGGTCGGCAACAAGCAGATCGGCAAGGTCGTGAAGGTCGCAGCCGACGCCGATGCCACGGTCCGCGTCCGCATGAACCAGTGAGGACGCCATGCCCGACCTGCTGCAAACCGGCTCCGACTGGCTCGCCGATCAGCTCAAGACGCACGCCTCCCGCCAAGTCGTCTATCGGCGCGGTCTACAGCAGATCGTGGTGCAGGCCACGGTTGGCCGGACGCTGCTCAAGCTCGATGACGGTTACGGCGGCGTGCGCATGGAATGGACCGACCGCGACTTCCTCATTCACGCTGCGGACCTCGTGTTCGGCGGGTCGCCGACTTTGCCCGAGCGAGGTGATGTCATCCGCGAGACGCAGGGGGCCAAGACCTTCATTTACGAAGTCATGGCCCCGGGCAAGGAGCCGCCCTGGCGTTGGTCGGACGTATTTCGCAAGGTGCTGCGGATTCACACGAAGCAGGTGGGGACTGAGTAGATGGCCGTGATCCTCGACGTCGCCGACGCGGTGGTTGCCCAACTCAACGGGACCACGTTCAGCCAACCGCTGACCGCCGAGCGGCATTACCAGCCCAAGTTTGAGCTGTCGGAGATGACCGAGCTGAAGGTCAGCGTCGTACCGCGGTCGCTCGCCTCGAAGTCGCTGGACCGCAACCGTGACACCTTCGATTACCTGATCGACGTGGCGGTGCAAAAGAAGACCGACATGAGCCAGGCATCGCTCGACACTTTGATGACGCTGGTCGAGGAGATCGCCGACCATTTTCGGACGCAGCCGCTCGCGAGCTATCCGAACGCCCGCTGCACCGAGGTGAAGAACGAGCCGGTCTACTCGCTGGAACACCTGGACGAGTTCCGGCAGTTCACCAGCGTCATCACTTTGGCCTATCGCGTGTGGAGGTAAGGCATGATCGGCATGACCTTCCAGGCAGCGAAAGGCGGTTTCTTCGACCGGGAGAAGGTCAAGCGCTCGGTGGACGCCGGCACGCGGCGGGTGTTCTCGAAGTTCGGCGCGTTCGTGCGGCAGCGGGCCAAAACCTCGATTCGAAAGCGCAAGGGGACCAGCCCGCCCGGATCGCCGCCCTATTCGCACGTGGGATTGCTGCGGAAGTTCATCCTGTTCGCCTATGACCCGCAGCGCAAGAGCGTCGTCATCGGGCCGACGCTGACGAAGGAAGGCTCGCGGGCGCCCCGCCTCCTGGAGCATGGCGGCGACGCGGTGATCGAGGATCGCGGCAAGGCCCGGCACGCGCGCTACCGGCCCCGGCCGTTCATGCGGCCAGCATTTGAAGCGGAGAAGCCCAAGCTGCCGGCGTTGTGGCGCGATTCGGTGCGATAAGGAGACTCGTTCATGGTGAAACTCGGCCTCGACGCCAAGCTCTATCGCAATACAGGCACGTTCGCCGCCCCGGTCTGGAACGAGGTCAAGAACGTCAAGGATGTGACCTTGAACCTGGAGGCCGGCGAGGCGGACGTGACTACGCGCGGCAACGCCGGCTGGCGGGCCACGGTCGCCACGCTCAAGGACGGTTCCATCGAGTTCGAGATGGTCTGGGACACCGCCGACGACGACTTCGGCGCGATCCGGGACACCTTCCTTAACCGAGCGTCGATGGAGTTCGCGGTGATGGACGGGGACATCACGGTCAGCGGCTCGCAGGGCCTGCGGGCGACCTGCATGGTGACGAACTTCAGCCGCAATGAGGCGCTGGAAGAGGCGATCACCGTCAGCGTCACGGTGAAGCCGACGTATGCCGCCAACCCGCCGAGCTGGATCGTCGTGCCGTAACCGGAGGAAGCCCATGAAACGATGGCCTGCCTTGGTGATTGCGTTTTTGCTGCTCATGCGTGTACCTGCCCATGCGGGCGACGATCCTGAGCACAAGGCGCCGGCAGACCTTGCTGCCCAGAAGGAACTGCTTGACGAGGCCCGGAGCTTCCTGCGTGCAGCACGGGCCAGCATGGAGAAGTGGGACCACGTTCCCGATCAGCTTGGCTCCGCCGTGTACTACGCGGGCGTCAAGGATGGAGCGCTCGGCGCGGCCGTGGCCCTGGTCGTGATCTACCTGGTTTTCCTGCAGCGGAAGACGCCATGAGACAAGCTCTCCTGATCCTGGTCTGCGGCGCCATCGGCGCTTCCGTCGGCGGCAACAAGGCCCCCGACGGCACCGAGGTCCACTGCGACCTGCCGGGCGACCTGCACCGCCGCAACACCACGTCGCGCGGCCAGGGGTGTTGCGTCTGGACCTCGATCCATCATGCCGCCGTCTGGCAGAACGTGCCGGCCTACGAGGAAGCGCCCAGGTGGATTCAGAGCAAGGGCATTCCCGGCGGGGCCTACCCCGGCGCGGTGCAAAGACATCTGCCGCAGATGGCCAGGGAGCGCGGCAAGAGCGAGGCGCCGCCATTCCTCAACTACGAGGGGAGCGACCTGGAACTCTTGAAGCTCGCTTGTCGGACGGGACGGATGCCGGGGGTGACCTACTCGTTCAGCCCAACCGGGCGCTACGGCGGCTCGCGGATCGCCCACATGGTGAGCCTGGTCCACGCTGATGACAAGTGGTTTGCCGTGCTGGACAACAACTACCCCGGCGCCAACCTGATCGAGTGGATGACGCCGCAGGAGTTCCAGCGGACCTGGACCGGCATGGGCGGGGGCTGGGCCGTGATCCTGCTAGCCCCGCCGCCTCCGCCCCCACCGACGAATTGAGGTGAAGCATGCACGCGCTGTTGCTTTCGCTCGTGATTGGACAATGGGTTGGCCCGGATTGCGTCACCGGTCCGGTGGCCTGGCAAGCCCGGCCTGCGACGATCCGTCTGACCGTGGACCCGCCCGACGGCGAGGTCTGGCTTGACGAGCATCGGGTGCAGAGTCAGGGGCCGGTCCGCGTCCTGGTCAGCCCGCCGCTGGCGCCCGGGCGCCGCTACTCGTACCGCGTCAAGGCCCGCTGGGGCACCACGGAGCGGCAGTGGACGCTGGAGGTCGAAGCGGGCAAGACCAGTACGCTGACGCTCCGGCCGGACCCGGAGGGTTGTCGTCGATGTCCACAGGGCTGTCGTTGCCCGTGTCAGGGCAGCTGCTGTTCCTGTCGTCAGGGCAAGCCGTGCGGCGGCGATGGTTGCTGCTGCACGGTGCCGAAGTCGGATGACGAATCCGGTGACCTGCCGATGGTCGAGCAGGACGGCGTCCAGAACTTCGGCATCGACCGCGCTCAGCTCGGCCAGCCGCGCGAACGGATCACGCTGGGCCGCCGGGAGATCACGCACGCCGAGGCCAGGAAACTCCTCGAGGCCGCCACTCTGGCTGACGACAGCGGCAAACTGCGGCTGACGATCATCGGCTCCGAGGCCGACCGCCAACGCGTGCTGGACGACCTGAAAGGTCCACTCGCTGACCTGGCCAGCGGCTTTCTCGTGCAGAGCTACGCGCCGGACAACTGGGCTGTGGCCCGCGCCGGCTTCCAGACCGGCGGCAAGCCGACCATCTATGTCCAGGCGCCGTCGGGCAAGGTTCTCCACCGCCAGGACGATTACGCCGACGGGGCCGATGGCCTGCGGCGGGGGCTGGAGGCCGTCCGCAAACCGGACCCGAACTACGACCCGGCCAAGGACCGCGACCTGCGTCGGCCGAGCGCGGACCTGTCCACCTGGGCCGTCGTCGGCCTGGCCGGCGTGCTGTTCTTGCTCGCACTCAGAAAGGGGACCGCATGAACCTCGCCAACGTTCCGCAATGGGCCTGGATTCTCCTGGGGGTCGGGGCGGTGTTCTTCGCCATTCGCAACGGCTGGTTGGAGAACCTGTTGAAGAAGCCGGTTTCTGAAACTGCCAGCCCCGCGCCCGGCACTACGCCAGCCAAGTCACTGTCACTGCTGGACAGCTTGCAGGGTTACAAGACCAAGCTGGCCGCGCTGGTCGCCGCCGTGCTGGCCGCCAACGAACTCTGGCACTTCGTTCCAGACCAGTACGTCAGCGTCATTGTGTACCTGGCCGGCGCCTTGGGGCTTTACGGCTTACGAGATGCCGTGGAGCGGCTGAAGCAGAAGGTGGACCAGATTCCGAGCAAGAGTTAATCAATGGAACCAGCCTCCGCCCTGTTGCCGTCGCTGCGCTACTTGGTGTTTGCGGATCGCAATCGCCGGCACCTCGTGGCGGCCTTTGCGCTGGTCGGCGACGCCCGGCAGTACCTGCACTTGCACTGCCCCTGCTCGGGAGAGGTCGTGGATCGACGCGAAGAAGAGCAGTGCGATTGCAAAACAAGGGACCAGTGACATGCATACCTTC